GCAATTGATAAAGTAATTATAAAAAATACTCTAATTGAACTTAGTGATGTATCTATCATCTTCTATACTTTAAAGGCCAGGTGTAATGCATTCCAATAACCATAATAATTATAAAAAGAAAAGGAAATAGTGTAATCATCTATAATCCCACATATAAGAACGATCACCATACTCATCAGTATGCCATCTATCTCCTTCAGAATCAGTAAAACTATCTAAATCTTCAAATCCATCTGCGATAAAACCAAATGGTGCCATATCTTGTTCTATCTCATTCTTTCTTTCATCATAAAGTCTTTTACGAATATCATTATCCGTCATCTCCTTAAAATAATCTTGAGCACATACCCATGCAAATAATACAAGACACATTGCTAAATCATCATTACATCCTTCCTCTGCTTCAAATGAATTATGTTTCTGTGCAAATGTTGTCAGTTCTGAAATAATATCATAATCCCACAAGAGTATTTTATCATCCTCAAGCATAGTCTTCAAGTTAGAACAACCTAACTTCTTAACTGCTGCTGTTGTTCTTACACCCAACTGAGATTTCTTACCAGAAAATCCTTGTCCAACTATCTGCCCGTTTCTTCCTCTCATAGAAGCCATCAATATATTCTCATACTCTAAATCAAATTGTAGAATACTTGCTACCTGATCTCCAATATCATTAACTTCTATTAGTAAGAATGCTTCATTATATCCCTTTGCAACATCAAAAATAATATTAGGGAATAGCATAGGTTTGATTTCATTATTCCTATACTTTCCAACTACTGTATATGGAAACTGGGTTATATCAAAAATAAGAAAAGCAGAGTAATCATTACCCAATCCTCTTGCTACATCAACTGTCATCAAATAACTATGATCTTTTTCTGGTTCTTTGTAAATATCAAGTCCTGCATTTCTTGTTATAGGTTCTTGATATACAAGATTTCTGAGTTTTGTTGCATTAATAAGCGTATTAACAGAACCTAAGAACTCACATTCAAACTCAATCTTAAACTGCTGTTCTGATGTGTTTGCAATTGTTTGCTCTTTCCATACAGCATCTCTACCAGGAACTTCACTCCAATGAACGTCAGTTGGAACGTATTCACTCTTACCCTTTTCACTATCGTGCCACATACGATAGAAATGATTCATACCCCTTGGGGTAGAAACTATGATAACCTTAGTGGATTGTCCTGATGTAATAGTAGGATATACAGACGCAAAGAAATCATCTGCAATATGATTCGGAATGAATGCAAACTCGTCTAAGAATATAACGTTGTAAGATCCACCACGAACAGCAGATGATGAAGTAGAGTTTGCCGATATCTTTGACCCATTCTCTAATTCTAATGAACCTTTATTCCAAGATATTATACCTTGCTGCATCCAGTTAGGTAAATTTTCATATGCAAGTTGCAATCTACCAAGTAAATCTCTAGCAGTGGATGCTTTGTTCGCCAGAACAGCAATGTTGACATTATCATTGAAAACCGCATAGTGTAGAAGATATGATATGCAAGTAGTAGATTTACCTGTCTGACGAGGCATCTTACAAATATTAAATCTATTTTCGTGGAACCTTCTAATTAATTTCTCTTGGAAATCATACATATTAAAAGGAACCAGTCCCTCATCAAGAGAAACAATTCTTATATACTTTCGAGTAAAATATACTGGATCATCTTTGCACTTCAAAAATTCAAGAATATTATCTTGAGAAAATTCAATAGGGGTATTCGCCTTTTTTAAATTGGGATTACCCAGATATACATTATCAGACATAGGATATTAGCACTTCCACTTTCTAAGTGCTTTATTGATCCTTGAATCTGGATCATTAGCAGTCTTAGAACTGGTAAGTTTCTTTTTCATTCCACCCATTCTAGCACAGAATGATTTTTTTCGGGAACCACCTTCTGGTTGTGGTGCTTTTAAATCAGAACCAGGATTCTCACGTTCGTAAGATTTTCTACC